GAATAATACGAATGCTGATAACAAGGTGGAAGTGAAGGAGTCAACGCGCCAGGACGGATCAAAGCAGATTGATATTCTTATCAAGCAGAAGATTGCAGAGGCGTTTGGCAACGGCTCTATGGATAAGACGATGCGCCGACGGTATGGCGTAAACCTTCAGCCGACTTGAGGATTAGAGAATGGCATACACAGGACAGGTAGCATCACGACCTATAGAGATAGGTTGCCTTCAGACATTTAGGATGTCTTTTAAAGAGTCGGTTATACGCACTGATTCTGAGAATGCCGCTTTCATCAAGGTCAGAAGGACAACGACGGCTCCGGTTAGGGTTGCCGAATGTTCGCTGACGGTTAAGGCTGAAGTTGTGAACAGCTTCATCAATTGGTATTCGGTTTCCTGCCAGTGCGGGGCTATCCCTACGAAGATAAAGATTCCGCCTACAGGGGTTGAGGAGGTGTGGCGCTTCAGCGCAGCCCCCACCGTCGACTGGATTGACCCCAAGGCTGCTCAGATTACATGGAGTATGGAGCAGCTTCCCCTCTGGAGAGCTTAAGCCGTGACTTTAAGCGCAGCAGGCCACGCAGCAGCACAAGCCACCTCAAGTGAGGTGGTATGGCTCCCTCTCCTGACTATCACCGCGCAGGGCGCAGTGGGCCAGCCTTATCCTGATTATCCTCCGGGAAGGGCTCAGCTATCACCTGGCGACATCCTGAACTCTGGTGACTCTCTGGTATCACCCAACGGATGGTATGTTGCGCTGATGCAGCCTGATGGGAACTTTGTTATCTACAACAAGGCGCATACCGTCATCTGGCATACCAGGACATACGGTAACCCCGGCGCAAGGATTATGTACCAGACGGATGGGAACCTTGTTGTCTATGCGGCAGGCGGATTCACTCCTCTGTACAACACCAGCACAGGCGGTACAAGTCCAGGCCGTTTACTGTTACAGGACGATGGGAATCTTGTCATCTACGATGGATCGAATACCCCGGTATGGAACATCGGTTATGGGACATCGACAGAGCCGAGGGAAACCATCCTCAGGGTTGTCAGCAACACAGAGAACATCATCTCAAGGGGCCAGCTTTTCTCTGCCACATTCTTTGAAATTACGATGCCTACCGATAATGGGGAGACGCTCCCAACGGTAGAGCTCAAGATTGCCAACGTGGATGGTCTCTTAATTCAAACCATACGCGGCTTTGCAAACCCTCCCCAGATGAAACTTGAGCTGGTCCTATCGACGACGCCTGACATTGTGGAGCGATCAGTTGATTGGCTGGTGCTGAAGTCGGTTGACTATAACGCTCTGACGATATCGGGTCGGCTTACTGTCGAGAGCGTGCTAAGTCAGAGGTTTCCGGCTTATGATTTTTGTCCGCCATACTATCCGGGGCTTTTTGCGTAATGCTTTCCGACTTCCTCGGTATCCCCTACGGGATGGATAACGATCCATCCAAGTCCCTCGACTGCTGGAATCTTTGCAGGCATTACGCGGCTAAAGAGCTTGGCCTAATCTTTCCTGAATTCATGTATGACCGCACCAACGAGGAGGCGTACATTGAGGCGGGGAGGATTCACATAGCCAATCAAAAGAACTTGGGCACGGTTTGGCGTGAAGTAAGTTCTCCAGAGATAGGGGATATAATGCTCATCAAGATGCGAGGCCGTCCCTGTCATTGCGGAATCTATGTTGGCAAGGTGGATGGTCAGGATTCTTTTCTGCATACGCTGAGGGGTCGCAATTCCTCGGTTGAGTCATTCACTTACTGGAACCAGCAAGTTGCGTCAATCCACCGATACCACCCCGATTAGCCCTGGTGTAGATCTTCTACCCAAAGAATCAAATCTTCCTGTAGTTCAGGAATTCCCTGTTATCGAGTTAGTCGCTGCCCCTGGGATGACGATTGCCCAGGTTCTTGAGGCAAGCCTTCCTGATGACCTTAAGGGGCATTCGAACGTTGTTGTTTACAACAAGGGCGTGAGGATTACCCACCCCGAGAATTACTACTTCAACACGGGTGACCGTTTATCTATCTACCTTGTTCCCGAAGGTGGAGGCGGCAACAAGGGCGGGGCAAAGGGAATTATCGGGATGATCATCGGCGTCATCCTGATCATCGTAACGTGGGGCTTCGCAGCCATTGGCGTTGCGGGTATTACAGGCCTTACCGCTGTGGGGCAGGGTGTTGCCCTTATGGGTGCGAGCCTTGCTATCGGTGGCCTGGCTTCGATTATCTCTCCTCCCCCGTCTCTCAGCACAAACTCATCAAAGACGGGTGACAGCTCTTATTACGCTATCTCAGGCCAGAGCAATACGGCAAGGTTCTACCAGAACGTCATCAAGCTCTATGGTCGCCACAAGATGTTCCCGTCTTTGGCGACTCAGCCGCGTATTGATTCGATAGGTTCTAGATCAACAATCTCTGCTCTTTATGATTGGGGCATTGGATTGGTGCAGATCAACGATTTAAAGATCGGTGAGACGCTTATCAACGCCTATACCAACGACGTTGTCCACCATCTAAACACGAGAGATTTTGATCTAAAGTTCACAGGATTCAAGTCTCATCAGGACAGACTCGCTCTGGAGACAAAGAAGGACGTAGCCCATACGGTAAGAACTATCCCCAACACTTACGCTGCGGATATCGAGATTACCTTTCCTTTTGGTATGGTTGCGACGAATGACAAGGGTGAGGACTTCGCGTCTGGTGCTGATTTCAGAATCAGATACCGCCAAATCATTCAGGGTGCCGCCCCTCCTGGGACAACTGTCCCTAACTTGCCTGTTACTGGCAAGGACCATATGGATATGGACGATACCTTATGGTCAGGGCAGGAGCTTGTAAGTCCAAATCGATGGTACAAGCTGGCAATGAGCCCGGATGGGAATCTTGTAGTCATCGATAAGGCTGGAACTGCTACATGGGCCACAGGTACAGAAGGCAACCCAGAGGCCAGGCTCTATTATGGTGGCCCTCCAAAGACAGCATACCCTCCGCTACCTAACTTCACTCCGGGGAGGAGTCAGGTTCCAGTAAATACCACGCTCCACCTTGGTGACGAGCTTGTATCGCCTAACGGTTGGTTCAAGCTAGTTATCGGTACCGATGGCAACGTCATCATCGTAACCAAGGCGGCTAAAGGTTTGTGGGCTACCGGGACGGAAGGTAACCCAGGAGCTCGGCTTGTTTATATGTCTGCCCCTGGGACTGTTGTAACGCCTCCAAACGTACCATCTTCTGATTTCCCTACAATTCCTCCGAGACCTAACAAGTTAGACCCTGGGGATACACTGCAACCGGGCCAATGGCTTCAATCGGCTAACAACTGGTACCGGGCCGGAATGCAGACAGACGGCAACCTTGTTGTCCACTCGAAATCAAATGAGGTCATCTGGACCTCAAAGACCAACGGTAACCCCGGCGCAAGGGCTGTCCACTTTAACTCGGGCGCACCGGCTGGCGTATTTGCCGTTATATCCACTGACAATCGGATTTTGTGGCAGTGCCCGAAGAAAGGGACTGGCGGCGTAGTCATAGGAAACGATGGGAACCTGAATCTTCTGGATTCCTCTGGTGCCGTCGTCTGGAACTGCAATTATTCAACTGCTACTGAGCCTAGCCAGCCTCCCGCCCCGCCAGTCCCTCCGCCTCCCGCCAATCTTCCGACGGGGGCGGGAAACTCTGTCAATTACGGTGAGACCTTATACGCGGGAACAACTCGCGTCAGCTCCAATGGATGGTACGTTTTCACCGTTGGGCACGATGGGAACGTCACTGTCTTTGACAAGACCGGTAAAGGCTTATGGGCTACCGGAACGGAAGGAAACCCAGGGGCCAGGTTTGTATTCGACTGGGAATACAACATCAGCGTTATGTCGCCAACCCATCAGGTTTTGTGGAGGAGAGGCCCTTTCCCAGGGGCGCAGAGCCTCATCATGCAGGACCACGGCAACCTTGTCCTTCAGCAGAACGGAAACATCCTCTGGAATACCCAAACCTACAGGCCATCAGAGCCTAGGTCATTACAGGGTAGCGATAACGTAGCCCAACCCTTTGGGGCATTTCCTGAGCAGTACGTTACAAGCAGTATCGACCAACCGTTCCTTGAAAACCCCAACGGCGGGGCGGCTGCTTTTTCTGCAAGAAAGGCATCAGAGGCCGGTGGGCTCTATGTATTCAGCGCAGACAACCGGGTGCTGTGGCATAGGTATGCGCCGCAAGGAACGCTAAACCTGCAAAATGATGGTCAGCTTGTTATCTATGACAACGCATTGAATCCGGTATGGGTCAGCGGTGTATTCACCCATACAGAACCAACTCTGGTCCCTAGCATAGATCCAAAGGATTACGGGTCGCTTAGGGTATATAGCAAGGACAACAGGGTTCTGTGGGACGTTGGCGGCATCTATGGTGGTCGCTTGTATCTTCAGAACGACGGTCAGCTAACCATCCGCAACACGATAAACAACGATGTCCTTTGGGCGTCAGGTTCGTGGAGCAACGACGAGCCGACCTACTTTGATACGCCGGGAACGTGGAGGCTTATCCACAAGAACATGATTGGGGGTATATCAACCTCCTATATCGGTGGAGGCCCTCCCGCCGGATTCAATGCGAGATGGTATGTGGCAACATACCCAGAAGTAGCCAACGATCCCGTCTATAGGCAGCAGCCCTATAAACACTATCTCGAAATAGGAAAGGCCAAGGGCTACCAACCAGGCCCACCATCTTCCAGCACCATAAGGCTTTTTGCCTTGACCAAGAAGCCCGTGGTTGCGGTTGTGCACTTCGACTTTCCGCATCCGGGCTTGTGGGAAATTGAAATACTGCGCCTAAGTCAGGTTGCCGATGGTCAGAAGGAAGTTAATGCGGCAACCATTACGCTGATTGAGTCCAATACTCCGGGTAATGTCCTCAACCTCCCAGCGCCTCATACGATGACAGAGATGCGCGTACTGGCTACAGGTAAACTGTCTGGTGTAGTTCAGAACCTTAGCGCAACCTGTACAAGCGTCCTCAATTACTACGATGATTTTGGTCGTGTCGTTGGCTGGGCTCCAACCAGAAACCCCGCCTGGATTTGTATCGATATTCTGACAGGCCCGTCAAACCCGAGGCCAGCTCCGGCCCACATGATTGACTGGCCAGCCTGGCGTCATCTGGCTGATTACTGTGACGAGCTCAGAACCTGGAACATTAACGGCCAAACCATAACGGCGGCGAGACATACTTGTGATGTCGTTGTTGACTATGTAACCACGGTAAAGGAACTCGTTAATTCTGTGCTTTCCGGTTGCAGGGCGATGCTCACCATCAGCCTGGACGGGAAGTATTCTGTCGCCATTGATAGGGAGCGGACGATCCCGAGGCAGTTAATTACGACTGCAAACTCGTGGGACTTCTCCGGAATGCGACAATTTGCCGGTGAACTTCACGGTGTCAGAGTCTCATTCCTTGATTCGAGATCGAACTATCAGAAGCAGGAAATCGTAGCTTACGCCGATGGGTATAACGAAAACACAGCCGTCAAGATAGAAGACCTGGGGACGTTCGGAATCACTGACTTCTGGCAGGCGTGGGCTTTTGGGCGCTACCACCTTGCTTGTGTCATCCATAGATCAGAAGTCTTCACGATGAAGATGGATGTTGAAAACCTCGCGTTCTCCAGGGGTGACCTTGTCTCTGTTGCTCACGATGTCCCCCAAGTGGGCGGCATACCCTGCAAGGTGGCTGATGTTGTCGGCAATACGGTAACCGTCAACGAGGTTCTTTCAACGACACCACAGGGGTATTCAGTCAGACTTCAGGACGGAACAATAAGACAGGGCGATGTTCTCTCTGTCCCCGATGCCGGGAAGGTTGAACTAGATAATGCGACAGGAATTCTTCCGGATGACCTCATTATTTTTGGTGAACCTTTCAAGGTAACCAAGAATTACTTGGTCCAGTCTATTGCGCCACAAGCTGACCTCGTCGCTGAAATTACATTGGTCCCATACGTCAGGGAGATTTACGACGCAGACATCGGCGTCATACCTCCGTGGGATGCCGGAATAAGCAACGCTGGAGATTTCATTAGCAGGACCGATCTTGCCGCCAAAGACCTTACCGCTGACCAGACTCTTATCTACATCGAGCGCAGGCCGTTTATCAGGTTCCACTTGAAGTGGGCGGTTACAGGTACGGCTTACGGATATTCTGAAATCTATATGAGCACAGCAGAAGCTGAGTCAATCCACATCGGCTCATCCGATAGCAGAAGAACAGAATTCTTCTATGACCTTGATGTTTTGAAAAACAGGATTTTGATTAACCATCCGATTACCTTTGAGGTGATCCCAATCAGCTCAAGCGGTTTGATTGGTTCGGACGACGAAACCGTGGTGAGGCCAATCTAATGGCAGGAAATATCGAAGTCAGGCCGTCAGGCAGAGGGGTTCCCGTACTGGTTAACTCCTCTCGCGGGGGTATGGTTGGCTCATCGGCAAGGGTGACAGTTATCCCGTCGGCTGATGATTCAACGGTCAAGCCTCCTGAGAACTTCTCGGTCAACATTCAGGATATGCTGATTGAGATGCGCTGGGAGCCGTCGCCTGACCCTGATGTTGCTTATTACGAAATCCGCTACAGCCCTGACCCATTAACCGGCAACTGGGCTCATTCACAGTTCATCGCTCAGTTGCCGTGGGATGTCCATAAGACCTCAGCAGGTGCTCGCACGGGTCGGTACATGCTCCAGGCTGTTGATACATCAGGCAACCGCTCGCCTGTTGTCTGGCAGAGGACAACGGTCGAAACCTTGCCGAACGTGAATCAGGTGAAGGACATCAATGACAAGATTACGGGATGGAATGGCGCGCTTTCCGGGCTCATTCGAGGTCCTTACGGTCTTGAGCTTGCCGGTGGTTTTGGGCACGTTATCCCGGAGGGGTATTACTACTTCGATAAAATAGTCAGCTTCGATGAGGTCTATGAGGTCCGCGTATCTTCCAAGGTTGTCGGATACGGCTTTTATGTCGATGACATTATGAAGAACTGGATTCCTCTGGCTTCAGCGAGGCCTTTGTCACGGGCCAATAGCGCAAACTTTGCCGTTGAGCTTCAGTACAGGACCAACGACCGTACCCGCGTGATGCGGGACTGGGTTCCTCTCGCCAGTCAGATTCCATTAAGTATGGCTACCGGTGCGTGGAGCGAATGGAGAACGGTCACCGTGTCGGATGTCACGGCCCGCCATATCCAGTTCAGAATCAAGGTGACATCAAGAGACAGGAATCTGAGGGTGATTCTTAATAGTGGCAGGGTAGAGATTGACGCGGCTGACTGGATATTCAGGAAGTACGATATTGCTGTGCCCGCTGCTGGGGTAAGCGTTACCTATTCCCCGGCCTTTATGGACAAGCCGATTATCAGCGTTTCATTAGATGGATCAACAACTGTTGCCGGGTATAAAGCAACGAATCAGACTCGCCACGGATGTACAATTCACCTAGTTGACGCTTCTGGGGTTGCGACTAGCGGGCGGTGTGACCTGTCGGCTCTAGGACAAGGTCGGCAAAGAGCAACTTCAATTTAACTATGAGGACTTAATATGGCTTCTATTTTCCAAGCTGGTGACTGGCCCTGCGATGCGAACGTAGATACCGGCACCACCCTAGCCGAAAAGCTAAACCGGATGGTTGTTGTGCTCGATTCTCAGGGATTGACCACATCGACTGTTGCGCCAGCGGCCCCATCACCCGGCGCTCTCTGGTTTGACACCACTACAAGCCCATCAACACTAAAGATATTCAATGGTACAGGGTGGGTTAGCGTTAATAGTGGATTAGACACAATGCAGCACGCCCCGACGTCCCCTAGCGTTGGCGGCCTGTGGATGGATACAACAACGCCTGAAAAACCCACCCTTAAGGTATGGAATGGATCAGCCTGGATCGGGATAATTTCTACAGACGTGCAATTTGAAAAGATTTCAGCCCACTCGCTGATCGTCTCGCGCAGTCTGTCGTGGAACTCCACGGCGGACACCTACGACAAGACGCACAGTGGCGTGACCGATGTGCACCTCAGCATGCGCCGCTGTGTGGTGCGTGATGACAAGACCATCGCGTATTACCTTGACCCCACCAACTCAAGCCTTAAGGCCGATGGCACCGCCGCCAACCTTACGGGGGCTGACGGGCAGGTCATGGTGGAGATTCCGGCCTTTTACACCCGCTTCACGGCAGGGGCTTCACGCAAGTGGGAGGTGTCACTCCTACCGGCCCCCGGCTTCAGCCTCCACCCCGCGTTCATCGTGGGTGGCGTCACCGTGGCGCACCGATACATCGGGGCCTACCAAGCCTGTGTCCACAACGGCACGGCCTATCAGTCCGGTCTGAACTGGGATAGCAATATCGGCGCGGGGCAACACTGGAACCCTGCGGCTCACAAACTGGCCAGCGTGTCGGGTGTTCACCCCGCTATCGGCGTCACCCGCGACGAAATGCGGAAAATGGCGAAGAACCGGGGAGCAGGGTGGTGGCAACTCGACTTCTGGCTTCTCAACGCGGTTCAAGTCCTTTTCCTTGTGGAATACGGGACCTTCAACTCGCAGGCCGTACTGGGT